ACGCCAATACCAGCCTCTGTTCCTGAATCTGAGATGCCTGAATAATGAAAAATACTGTCCATATTCGTTTCTCCAACCTTTTTTTTAGATTTGAAACGATAGCGCACAATTCGATTGTCATCATCGCTGTTTACTTCACCAATCTCTCGAGATTCTGGTTGGTCCATCTCTAATGGAATCGCCGACGTGGTGGTTGTTCTCGTCGTCGTCGTCGTTGTCGTTGTAGAAATAATCGATACGGACACGGAATTCAATAAAGTATCCGATTGAGTTTGGTGATGAAGAGTAGACAATTTATTCACGGATTGATTATGTTGAAACTGAAGACAGGTTGACGTGTGTTTATAATAACTGGATCGATGTGAATACGATTTTTTACAAAGACATATATATTTCCCATCCTTCGTAGCTGGCGGAGCCGCAGAACTTGTTTCATTCACTTCGCCGCCAAAAATCTCCGCTTCAAAAACAGGCGTTGCAATCGTTGCGGCCATTTCACCGCCGAAAATATTTGGTTTAAAACTTGGAAGATCCGAATATTCGTCAATTGTGTTTTCAGCCATTTTTTCATCGTTCAAATTTGGTTTTATTTTCAAAATATAGAAAAGTACCCGTTCCTTCGCCTGTGATTCATTGTTGCAAGCACATTCCTCCAGAATTTCACACTTCCAATTTGTCCAACCACCATTCTTTCGGATGGAATCATACAACCTTGTCTGAATAGAAAGATCCAAAGTCTCGCGCTTGTGCTTGTACTTCCGTTGTGTTAAGTTGGTTGTCTGCGAAATATACGCGTCTGAAATCGATGGGTTTTTACAAGTTAGTAGATATACATACGTTTTAGAGTAATCAGTGTACTTTCTTGGCATTTTTACTCGCTTAAAGTTTGTCGTCGTTTACCCCAAATTTGTCGTCTTTTACCCCAAATTTGTCGTCTTTTACCCCAAATTTGTCGTCTTTTACCCCAATCTGTCGTCCTTTACCCCAAAAATTGTGTATATTTTTATAGAATGTATGGCTATATTGGCTCTATATACAGTGTATATTTTATCTCTATTATAGTTTACTGATTTGTGATTGGTATTTCATTTTACCCCAAGGGTTCGGCAACATTCGCACCATCGGTTGGTCTAAATGTTGCCATTCTCACTTCAAAAAACGAACATCATCGTCACAAGGTTTGTCGTCTTTTGTCGTCTTTTACCCCAGTTTTGTGTCCAAAGTGCATTTTGACATTTTAGAGATTTTGGCAACATTTACACCATATTCAATCACATCACCAAAAAAAAAAATGCTATATATCCCGCTAAATGAAAAAGGGTAAAATGTCATTTTTCGAAAAATGTCCAAATCCGGGTTTGCCCGTTTTACTTTTAAAACGCGTTTTTACGCATTTAGCCTGACGAGAGCATATTCTTCATTTTTTGGGTTATACCCATTAAAACCCCGCGGGATCGCGATCAGGTGAATTTGCGAAGACGCCTTCGGCGCCATTTTGCGCCCGATCTGCGCCATTTTCCCGCCAGACTGACTTTTCAAAAATCTATAAAATAATGCTATATATGCTCTACTTTTCAGTCAGGATGTAGCCGAATGCTCTTAAAAACAGAACGGTCAGTGTCAAAATAAAGGAGTTGTATCAATAATAAACAGAATTCATTGTATTCATTTATTGCGTATTACTTCGTATTAACAATGAAGAAGACAGTAGTCGTCGATTTGGAATATATGCGACCATCGGTAGGGGGTGGTGGTCGTAGATCGAGGTCACAGTCGCGGTCAAAGTCGCGGTCGAGGTCTGTTAAACGGGGACCGTCCCGCGAATCAACTGATCATGAGGAACTGAATATAAATGCATTACTGCATGAATACGAGGACGACGCAGCTGCTGCCGCTGACGAGACAACCACGAATGAAGATGACATAAGTGATGAATGGAGTGACGACGATAGTATAGAAAGTAGCGATACTGAATCTGATAATGAATTAGATGTTGCCAAAGAACACAATCAACAAACGCACCCAAGCGTGAAAGATACAGATTACGCAGTCGATTCTGACGAGGATCTACTGCAATCAGTCATAGACGAGCCTACATTTCCGCTGGATATTAATGCGATATTATCTGCGATGAATAAAACAGAGAATAACACGATTGCGAATATGACACTGAAGAAAATAACCGCGCGAAGACACGAAATTCTCTCGTCATTGAATTTGACAAAGGAGAAAATGGAGGAGTTCGAACGCAAGTTACACATGTACCGCGTGATCGAAGATCCCTGGGATCTTAAACATAATCAATTGATTCGATGGATACCACTTCGTTCTCTCGAAACACGACCCTATGTAACACTCGGTGGGACATTATTTCGTGTGCGCGAAAACGTGGAAGAAAAGGTACACATTGTTACGATCCGAAATATCAAAAAATTTGTATATAATATCAGGTTTGAACTAAATGTAGTATTTCAGCGATTAAGCCAAGAAGAGCTTATGATTCTACGGGCGGTAGAATATGTAGAGGACGAGGACGATGACGACGTGTAAATACGATACGGATACGTCAAGGTCGTCGAAGAATCAAATCCTTCGCCGATTTTGTGAGATCTGTCGTGAAACGGGGTCTAAGTTGGTCTCCGCGTATCGATTTACATCTAAAACCATGACGGCGTAGTTTTTTATTCATGAATATAGACCGAGTACAATACGCAATACGACGACTTTTATACGCGGATGCGCGTTTTTTTCGCGCTCTTGTCATCATCGTTGTAGGCGTGTCTTTCGTTGGCTTGATGCAACGACATAACTTTTCGGCAAGAATGCGATGTACTCGTTTTTTTGCAGTTTTAGTAGAAATGGACGCAGTAGATGCAGTGCGCATGGGTTGTGAACCAGGACGGCGATAATGATGGAGTATTTTCATGTAATCACTACGCGTCAGTTTCAGATCTTCATCAATATCATTATCTGTATATATTGGGTTAGTTATAGATTGCCGTTTTGGCATGACAATTATTGTTATAATACAATAATATTAATATTATAACATTAATATAATTAAATGAAAAAGAAAGCCGTAGTATTTGATGTGGATCAAACACTCGGAGATTTCACACAATTTTCAATATTTGGACATGTAATCGAGGATTATTTCGGCAAACCAGACATAATATATCGTTATTTCAATGATTTAGTTGATTTATACCCAGAAATCATACGGCCAAATATGGTTCGTATATTAGATTATATTCGTAAAAAGAAGGATGCTAACGTTTGTAGTAAAGTAATGATATATACGAATAATATGGGTCCGGATAAATGGGTAGGGCATATTCGCCAGTACTTCGAACAGAAACTTCGCACATTTTCGGGGTCTTCACTTTCGTCTCATATGAAAAACGGTCTTGTAATCATGCCTCCGCTATTTGATCATACCATCGGCGGTTTCAAACCAAATCAAGAAAGCACGTCATCGTCATCAAGATATCCACAACGCACTACCAGTAATAAAACAGTGAACGAACTTATTCGTTGTGGCCGTCTTCCTTCTGAAATCGAAATATGCTTTTTGGACGATATTGAACACCCTAAAATGGTGGATGAACGCGTATATTATATCAAATTACAACCATATCATTCCTATATATCATTCGAATTATTCGTTGTCCGTTTTTTAAATAGCGCATTATTTCGGGATGTATTCGATAAATTCCACGTACCGTCCATTACGCCAGGTATGTCCTCGTCGGCAAAAAAACAAATTCTCTCGATCGAGATTCATAATCTCTTTATGAAGTATGCGAAACTATCCGATTATGATGCACGGGAGGTTCAGCGAAAACTAAATCCGAGAGAAATTGACGAAATCATCAGCAAATATATATTATACAATCTTCAGCAGTTTTTCCGAGAGGGACCTCCACAGCCGATACGTCCATTACGAGGACCATCGCATAAAAGACGCAAAATAAAAACATCTAAAAAAAATGTGTCCTCGCGAAGCTCGCGCCCAAATTCCACCGGGCATATATTTTATGTCGACAAGAATACAGCAGTAAACAATATGCGTAATAAGACAATGCGAAATCGATAATTTACGCAAACCATGACAGGCGTCCATCTGCATTCATGAATACAACTCGATCTCCAGCCGCCTCCGCCGCCGCCACTGCCTCTTCAGTCGCCACCCTCGCAGCAGGAGTTGCATGTAATTCATTGATGTAAACGAGTCCTTGTTCGCGCCGTGCAATGATGATCTCTCGAGCTTTCGCCAAAGCCCCTTCAAAATTCTCTTGACGCTGTTTGTTGACCCATCTTTGATGACGTGCATTCGAGATATGTCGGTCCCAGTTGCCTTGCGCACCACGCCATCCACACTGGCAACTTACCGGCCGAACAACCTCCAGTTCATGAAATGTGTCATCAAAGAGTCGCGACATAATAACCTGTATCGCATGATGAAGTACCATTGGGCTCGTTTCGTAGCCAGCATTTCCCTCTTCTGGCTTGTAATTCATGAGCAACTGAAAGATCTCGCGTTCTTCGCC